ATGAAACAGTTTATTGTCATTTGTCATGATTCGAAAGATGTTAAAGATGAGATGGAGAGCTTTATTAAAGGCAAGGGAACGGTTATTACCAGCTACTTCGATCAATCAACCGTATTACTTGGTAATGAGCGATACTCTTTTTTGCGAGCTGGGAATATACTGGCCGGATATCCTGTTGACGGCTGGAAAATATCACAGAAAGCAAAGTTGTTTTTAGGCAGCCTTTCTAAGCAAAGTATTATAGAAGAGCTTAGGGCGAAGTTTATCAGATAGGAGTGATGAAATGAAATATCGTAAAAAACCGATTGAGGTTGAGGCATTTCTGTTCAATAAACAATCCGTAATACCTGGTTACCTGGATAATTTACCAGATTGGTTACAGAAGGCAGTTCATGAGGATAAGGTTAGCAGCTATTATAGAAGTGATGGCACATTAGAGGGAACGGTAGAGACATTAGAAGGAATCATGTATATTTCCGATGGAGATTACATTATTCAGGGGATACAAGGTGAGCTTTACCCGTGCAAGCCGAAAATATTTGTGTTGTCCTATGAACCGGCGGGGGTGCGCAACTCTGCGCTACCCTCTCAAATAGGCGCTGAACAAATGCGTTTAGCATGCGGAGAAGCGATTTCTAAAGGGATTCGTGAAGGGCTTGAGAAAGAGAATAAAGAAATGGCCAACTCGCTAAAACTAAAATGTGACGAGTTATTACAAGAAAGTGCAAAAGAGTTTAACGGAATGGGTCTTTATAAAGTCGGAGTTAGCTCGAAAGATTTGAAAAAATTATAGGAGTGATGAAACCAATGGAATTTACAATACCAAATGAGATAAAGGTTGGTGGCATGATATATTCGGTTGTGGAAAAAGAAGCTGTAATTATTGATGATGATCGGAATCATGCTGGTAAATGTAATTATACAGAGTGCCAGATTGAATTGTTAAGCTCGTTGAATCCATTACGAAAAGAGCAAACGTTTTTCCATGAGTTAACACATGCTATTTTGTACGAGGCTGGTTACATGTACGACGAACACGACGAGGATTTAGTAGATCGTTTTGCCATTGTTGCTCACCAAGTATTTAAGGATAACTGGAGTAATGATGTGGCGGTAGATGTGACAATGACCTATGGTGGTGAAGAAGTATCGAGAAAAGTTCACGTTACAGGTAGTCGGCTATAAGAAATCTAGAATTCTGCGTGTAGAGGATTTACAAAACAACACATGATGGAGGTGGGGAGTTGATGCGACATGGAGAAACATAAATTAGCAGAATCAGATTATAACGAAGGCATGAAGTACAAGGACATTGCGGCTAAGTATGACGTATCACTTAACACTGTGAAATCGTGGCAAAGGCGGCATGGGTGGAATCGTGATAAGGATGCACTCGAAGTAAAAGGGGTGCACACAAAAGCGCGAGGGGGTGCACCCTCTGGTAATAAGTTTGCTATTGGAAATGATGGTGGTGCGCCAGCGGGCAATCAGAATGCAAAAACACATGGTTTATTTTCTAAGTTCTTTAACGATGAAGCAAATGAGATAATTGGGCTTATTGCAGAGCAAAGCCCCCAAGACATCATTTGGCATCAAATAGAGATTCAATACGCAGCTATTATTAGAGCACAACAAATCATGTGGGTTGAAAGCAAGGATGACCTCACGAAGCAACTCAAAAAGGAAAAGTATGAAACGCGAGGCAATGCGAATGTTGGATATAAACAGTTCGTCACTGAACAGGACTATGAATTGCAATTCGCTTGGGATAAACAGGCGAATTTTTTAAATGCACAGAGCCGAGCGATGGGAGAATTACGGTCGCTAATTAAACAATTTATTGATATTGCTGATCCATTCGACGAGCGTAAAAAACGCTTAGAAATGATGGGTGCTCAAATAGATAAATTGGAGGCAGATACAAGCAAAGATGACGACACTGGCCAAACAACCGTCATCGTTTCCAACGTAGATCAAATGCAGGCTTATATCGATGCTAAAGCCGCAAAGGCAGGTGATGACGATGGCGAAAGTCCAGACTCATCCAGCGATTGATAAGAAGCTAAAGCTTTACAAGGTTATCAATGTTACCGATCTTATTAATCCGGCTTTTTACGACCTCTGGCTAGCTGAACAGAACCATATCATAGCTAAGGGTGGACGTTCTTCCATGAAGTCGTCTGTAATAAGCCTAAAGCTCGTAGAAATGAAAATGGCCGACCCTCTCGCTAACATCGTTTGCTTGCGGAAAGTCGCTAATACGCTTTACAAATCAGTCTATCAACAAATCAAGTGGGCATTGTATGAAATGGGTGTAGCGGATGAATTCAACTTTGGTAAGTCGCCGATGGAAATCATTCATAAAAAGACCGGTACAGGCTTCTATTTCTCCGGTTGTGATGATCCAGCAAAACTAAAATCGATGAAAATTCCAGTTGGATATGTAATTGCCCTCTGGTTCGAGGAGCTGGCCGAGTTTGCAGGCGTGCAAGATATTGACGTAGTAGAAGATACATTTATCCGTCAAGACTTGCCAGACGGTCAAGAGGTTAAAGTTTTCATGTCTTATAATCCGCCTCGTAACCCTTACGAGTGGGTGAATGAGTATGTGGACGCTAAACGTGGTGATGATGATTTCTTAATTCATCACACAACCTATTTAGATGACGAAATGAACTTTTTGTCCAAGCAAATCATTAAAAAGATTGAGAAATACAAGAAAAACGACCATGACTATTACCGCTGGATGTACCTAGGTGAGGTTATCGGGCTTGGTGACAATGTTTACAACATGAACCTATTCAAAGCGATTGATGAGCTGCCAGCAAATGATCGGTTGCGCTGTATTGATTTCGCAATCGACACAGGGCATCAAGTGTCAGCCACAACGTGCTTAGCGCTTGGTTTAACGGTGAAAGGCAATGTCGTTTTACTTGATACACTCTATTATAGCCCGGCTGGCCAGATAGTGAAGAAGGCACCAAGTGATTTAGCCAAAGACCTACGGAACTTCATGGTGAAGGTTGCTAGGACGTACAATGTGATGATTGAGGTTAAGACTATCGATAGTGCAGAGGGCGGTATCCGGAACCAGTACTATAAAGATTACGGTGAGGCACTGCATCCAGTCGCAAAGGGAACGAAAGTCGATATGGTCGATGGCGTGCATGATTTATTAGCACAAGGGCGGTTCTACTACCTCGACACCGAGGAAAACCAAGTATTCGTAATCGAACACCGAAAGTATCAGTGGGACGAAAAAACAGTGCATGGCGCTAAACCAGAAGTAATTAAGATTGACGACCATACGTGCGATGCCTTCCAGTATTATGTGAAAGATAACCGAGAAAAACTAAAATTAGTGGGGTGATTGTCCATGTTCAGTAAAATAATCGCCGGAGTGAAAGGAGTGATGCGAAGAATGGGGCTACTAAAGACGTTGAAAGATATAGAACATCATAAGAAAGTGACGACAGATGATAAAGACTATGCCAATATTGACCTTTGGAAAAAGGAATACATGAATGAGCCAGACCGCTTGAAATTGAATTATCTCCACAATGGGCAAGAGGTTAGGCGTAAAATGCGCACCATGCGTTTAGGTAAGGTCTCAGCGCGTTATATGTCTAAGCTTCTTTTCAATGAGAAAGCTAAATTTGTAATCAATAATGAAGATGCGGACAAATTCATACAAAAAACACTTGCGGATAACGGCTTTTATAAGAACTTTAAGCGTTATTTGGAGTATTCGATGGCTATGGGCGGTATGGCTATGAAAGTGTATCATGACCAAGAACGCGTAAAAATTGCGTATGCTGCAGCGGACTCTTTTTATCCCTTGTCGAATGATAGTGAACATGTGGATGAGTGTGTTATCCCTAACTCATTTCAGAAGAACGGCAAGTACTACACCTTGTTAGAGTGGCATGAGTGGGAGGGAGAGACGTATGTTATTTCGAATGAACTATTTGAGTCGGATCGTTCGGAGGAGTTAGGTACAAAGGTTCCACTTAAGCTACTTTACGATGATTTAGAGGCTAGGGTACCGTTAACTGATGTTTCAAGACCGCTGTTTGTGTATGTAAAGCCGAACATTGCGAATAACTTTAATCTAACATCTCCTTTGGGTATCTCCATCTATGCCAATGCTACCGACACGATGGACACATTAGACATGATGTTCGATGCATTTTATCAAGAGTTTTTATTAGGTAAGAAAAAAGTTTTAGTCCCTAGTTCGTTTGTAAAATCGGTTACGGATGACTTCGGGAATACTTTTCAGTACTTTGATACGAGAGACGAGGCATTCTATGTTTATCAAGGGGGCATGAATGCGGATAAAGATGGAATCACGGATGTTTCCGTTGAAATACGCTCCTCTGACTTCATAGCTGCTATCAATGCAATGTTACGAATCTTTGCCATGCAACTAGGGCTTAGCGCTGGCACCTTCACTTTTGACGAAAACGGGCTGAAAACAGCTACAGAGGTTATTAGTGAAAAATCCGAAACCTTCCAAACTAAAAATGAACACTCTATGTTAATCGAAGAAGCGCTAAAAGACTTGTTTTGCACTATATTAGAAGTCGGGAAAATTATTGGCGCTTATAACGGTGAACTGGTAGATAAGGCAGACATGGAAATAAATTTTGACGATTCCATAGCAGACGATGACGATACTCGTATTAATCGATGGACTAACGCCAAAAACCAAGGTATGGCACCCCGTGCAATCGCTATACAGCGGGCGCATAAAATTACCAAGGAAGAAGCGGAAAAGTGGGATAAACAGATACAGGCGGAATTACAGGCATTGATGCCAAGTAATGAAGTAGATGATGTTTTTGGGGATTTAGATGGAATAGGAGAACCAGAGGGTGGCACCCAAGAGGCAGAACCGACGACAGGTGAAACAATTCAAGATGTTTCGCTAAACGGCGCCCAGATTACGAGCCTGGTAAACATCGTCCAAGCAGTTGCAAAAGGAGAGCTACCGTATCAATCGGCGCTTGAAATGATTATAGCGGCCTTTCCGTTCGACCGAGATAAAGCCAAACTTATTCTTGCGGAGTCTGGGAAAAGCTTCAAACTAAAGGGTGATGACGATGGCACAAACACCGGCACAACTTGATTTATTCGTTCAGCCAGTTATCGATATTTATGCTCACTTAGAAATGACTCTGTTCGATATGATTGTGAAGCGCGTTAAAACGAACACACCTGTTACCTCTGATAACGTCTTAATGTGGCAAATGGACAGAATGCGCCAATTACATGCACTTGACCGCGATATGATTAAAAAAATAGCAGCGGCAAGTGGTGTAACGACCCGTAAGCTATATAAGGTCTTGCGCGACGCTGGTTTTGAAGAATTAAAACAAACAGACCGCTGGGCGCAACAGCTAGCTAAGGGCGGCTTTGAGCTAGCTGTAACATCAGAGGGTAGCACTTTAGTAGACCGTATCGTAAAGACGCTGTATGATCGCGCGGCTGAAAACTATAACCTAATCAATCAGACGATGTTACAGCAATCAAAGTTGATTTATCAAGACATACTAAACGAAACGACATCTAGTGTGTTAACCGGATTAAAGACGCATAAAGAGGCATTAGCAGACACGATGAATAAATTTGCTGACCAGGGCATACCGGCGTTAGTTGATAAGGGCGGGAAACGATGGTCAACAGAGGCCTATGTTCGAACCGTTACGAGGTCAACGGTGAATAGTGTTTACAATCATGTCGAAGATGAACGGAATAAAGAGTATGGCATCGACCTTATGCGTGTTTCACAGCATGTCGGAGCGCGGCCAACTTGCTCCATTATTCAAAACACGGTTATTTGTATGCTACAGGTAGCGGAGACAAAGGCGAAATACGGCGACAAATACAAGTCAATATATGAACCTGAGTTGAAATACGGTAGAGGCGAAGGGGTGTTCGGTTGTAACTGCGCTCATAAACGTTTTGGATTTGTTGAGGGTATTAATATAGCTCCTGATCCTAACGAAAAAGTAAATCAAGCTGAAAATAACCGGATGTATGATCTGCGCCAAACACAAAGGAAACTAGAACGTGATGTTCGTGCAGCAAAACGCCGACTATCCGCCGCGGAAACGCTCGGGAATGAGGAATCCATACAAAAGGCTAAGAAACTAATCCGAGACCGTCAAGCGTCTGTACGTGCCTTTACGAAAGAGCATAAATTAACACGGCAATACGACCGCGAAAAAATATTTGATTAATAAGCGCTGATAAGGCGTTTTTTTAATACCCAAATTCGCCTACCGACGGGCAAATAATACATCGGGTGTCCACTCTGGACGGAAAAAGGAGGAACCATGAGTAAAGATATGAAGTACAAAGGTATGAGAAAGTTCGACATTCAGCATTTCGCAGATGGTGGAGAGGGTTCGGATGGCGGCAGCGATGAAAAACAATTCACGCAAAAGGACATGAACGACCTTGCAGCGAGAGTGAGAGGGGAGGAAAAACGGAAGCACGGTGTTACAGAACAGGCGCTAAAAGATGGCTATGAGGATGACATCACGAAACTAAATGACGCGCTAAATACAGAAAAGCAAAAAGTAGCCGATTACGACACTATTAAACAGCAATTAGAAGAGGCGAACGGGAAAATCACCGCCTACACTTCGGAACAAGAAAGTGCGGAATTAGCCTCTAAACTAAAAGAACTTGGTGTAAAGGGTGATCGCGTAGAGGCATTCTCTAAGCTAATCGGTGAAGATAAGTCGGACGAAGCACTTACAAAGGTATTAGATGATTTTCCGGAGTTCAAAGCTACAACTACTCCTAAGTGGTCACCAGATGGTAATCCAAATAGCGGGGCTGCAGGAAACGACAAGCCTTTGACAATGCGAGAAGCATTAGAACAAAAAATGAATAATAATGAATAGGAGCTGAATATTTATGCCAGTAACATTAGAACAAGCAAAAGTAGGTATGGCGGATAAAATGGATCAAACGGTGGTAGATGAGTTCCGCCGTAGTTCTTTACTGCTAGATAGTTTGATTTTTGACGATACGGTTTCACCAGGTACAGGAGGTTCCACGTTGGTTTATGGTTATCAACACCTGAAAACACCAGCAATGGCTGGATTCCGTGCAATTAATACGGAGTACGCAGCTCAAGAAGCGGATCGCGAAGAAAAGACCACCAAATTAAAAATCTTTGGTGGTGCATTCGAGATCGATCGTATTGTCCAATCAACATCTGGCCAATTGAATGAAGCAGAATTCCAGATGAAACAAAAAATTGTAGCGGCAACAAACACATTCCATTACAACGTTATCAATGGTGATGAGGCAACGGACGCACTGGCGTTCAACGGCTTAAACAATATGCTAACAGGTACCAGTACAGAAATTGGCACACAGCAAGTTATTGACTTAACGGCTGCTGTGGTCGACAAGTTCCTCTTACTCGATGCACTAGACGATTTCCTTTCTGAATTGGATGGTAAACCAACGATGCTCATGGGTAACAATAAACTTATTACACGAATTAAAGGCGCGGCAAGACGTGCGGGGTATCTAACTGCTTCTGAGGACGCATTTGGTCGCAAAGTAGAGGCTTACGATGGCATTCCACTTGTTGACCTTGGTTTCTTTACGAAAATGGACGGTAGTAATTTTACTACGGTGCCAGTTGTTGATATTGTGAATCGCACAGTAGATGGGACTGCAGCTACTGGTTTAACAGATTTATTTGCAGTTAACATTGGGCTTGACGGATTCCACGGAGCTACGCCAGAGGGTAATGGCGGCGCAGGTATTCGTACTTACCTACCTGACTTTAATTCACCAGGTGCCGTTAAAAAGGGCGAGGTCGAAATGGTTGCTGGATTGGCACTTAAAGCAACACGTAAAGCGGGCGTATTGCGGAACATTAAAATCAAATAACGAAGAAGGAGGGGACAGTTTTATGGCGACGATTAAATCACCAAACGAAAAATATACAGGTGTCATCGCAGGCGTTGGTTTTGCTAATGGAATTGGAAAAACGGACGATCCTTGGCTTAAAACGTACTTTGAGGAAAAGGGGTACCAGGTAATTGAGGAGGAAGTGCCAGATTTGAATACAGAAGGCACAACCGATAACCACACGCCCGATTTAGAGAACCAAACCAATCAGGGCGCTGATGAGGAACGCCAAGTGGTAAAAGACCAGTTAGAGGCGCTTGGTATCGAATATGCTAAGAATGCCAAAACTGAAACGTTACAAAAGCTCTTAGCTGACAACCAAAAACAAGAAGGTGAATAATAATGCCTTATGTAGAACAAGCATTTTATGACAATGATTACTTTGGGGAAACAGTCGATGCTAAGCTATTCGATAAACTCGAAGCGAGAGCGCGCGATAAAATCGATCAGATGACGTTTTATAAGGTGCAAAGGAATGGTCTGGAATCTTACAGTCAGTTCATTCAAACACAGGTTAAAAAAGCGGTATGCGCTCAAATTGAGTATTTTATTGAGTTAGGCGGAACGACTGCAGTTGCTGTGAATAATCCTGATACCGTTTCAATCGGCCGAACCTCTGTAAAATCAAATGAATTTGCAAGTACAGCAATTGGAACAGATCAAAACGTATATAGCCCAGATGCTCGAAAGTATCTTGCACCAACTGGCTTGTTATATGCCGGGGTAGGTGTTTCAGGATGAGGTTAAAAAAGAAGGCTAAGTTAACGCCGCCAATCCCAAAAGAAACACTCATTCATGAGATTTACTATGAGGAGCTAAGCGAGGAACAAACGCCTTGGGGTACCCGAGAACCGGCAACAAAAAACTTAATATCTCATGTCCGTGTTGATCTAAACACGGTTTTTAGTCGTGACTCGACGCAAAAGAAAGTAGTAGCCGAGGCTATTATTTTTATTGATGCAACGAATAGTGTTGGTGTTCCTGATGCTTTCGTAGAGGAATCTAAGATTACCTTCGAGGGTAAGGAATACACACTTAAAAAGGTTATTCCTTGCTTCAAGGTTGAATCGAATGAGATACGGCATTGGGAACTTGAGGTGATTTAGATGCCTGTAAAAATGAATATCGATTTATCCGGAGTCACTGACAAAATAAAGTTTGCTACAAAACAAGGACAGGTACCCTTTGCGAATCAGGTTCATGCGGACATGTTGCCGTATGTGCCTTTTTTGGCTGGGGAACTATCCGATGATTCGATGGTAAGTGATGACGGCACGGAAATTATTTTTATGGCCAAGTATGCTAGACGGCAATATCACGGGATTTATTTCAATTTTACGCTGACGCATCACCCGCTTGCTGGCGCTTATTGGGACAAGCGGTCTAAGGCAGACAATATCGGAAAATGGGTTCAGGTTGCCAATAACATCATCAAGGAGGGCTTGTAGTGAAAAAACTAGATTTTGCTGAGTGTATGCTTGAGGCCATTAAGACAAATGTTGATTTGGCACTTAAAACTACGACAATCGGCACGCTTAGCGAGGGCGATAGTATCGCCTTCACTTTGACCCCGACCGGCAAAGAAAAAATGTATATGGATCGCTCGAAGGTTAAAACATACGCCTTCCAAATGAAGGCGAAAAGTAAAAATCAAGAAACATGCGTCGATGATCTTAATGGTGTAGTTGACTATGTTTCTTCGCTTGAAATCGAGAGTGTCCAGAGTAAAAACGACTCGTTTACATTAGATGCCAAGCGCAATACATCAGTTCCAAGCCTAGTCACACACGATGAACAGGGCTATTACATTTATTCGGCTTCTTTTGAGGTCGATTTATTAATTTTAGGAGGTAAATAATATGCCAGAAGAAAAGAAAACAGGTTTTGTAGTAAATGCAATGACAGAGTACGAAATAGCTGAACTGGTTGAAAGCATCGAAAGCGCGGAATGGTTACCATTGGCCGGAGGTATTCAAGAAATTAAGCCTAGTTCAGAGGAGGAAGTAGACGAAACAGCCTATTACGATGGCAAAGGCTCAAAAACGAAGGATGTTATTGGTGTTTCGGAAAGTTACGATGTTTCCGGGCATCGTAAATATGGGGACAAAGCGCAAGATTTGATTGCAGGAATGTTCCGTAAAGCTGGAGATCATAGAAAGTTATATTTCAAAGTGAAACAAGTCGATGGGGTGACAGCTCAGGGGATTGCGACAGCTTCTGAAATTATACCATTTGGTGGCGCCGCAGAAACAAAAGGCGAATTCAGTGTAAAAATTAGTTTTGACGAAACACCGGAAGAAGTACCTGCACCCTAAGCCCAAGCCGGTCAGCGTCACAGTGACCAATCAAACGGAGCTATCAGCGTTGAAGCTTCAAGGCAGGGCTAAAATCAATATCGCTACTTCACCGGATGACGCTGATAATGGTGTTATTTATGAGACTAGCAGCGACATTTTAGAGGTTGATAGCACGGGGAATGTAAAAGCAGTAGGCGGAGGAAGCGCGACATTAACAGTAACGTCTAAAGTTGATAGTTCTATTAAAACCGATGTTGACGTTACTGTCGTGCTTCCGGAGATTAAGAGAGTGATTGAAAATGCAGATTCGTTTACAAGTCTGGCGAATTGGCAATTACAATCAGGCGCAGGTACATCTCGTGTAGCAGATACCACGAACACGACTAATACCCAATCAATAAAATTAGTTGCTGACAAGGCGATTGCTTTCATGCGTAATGCAACAGCTAATGTCGATTTGAAAGATAAGACCGGATTAGAAGCACTGTTTTATGTTCCTGATGTAGCAACGGTGAGTAAGCTTGTTATATACATTTCTAACACTACAGCACTAACGGTCAACGCCTCGAAAAATATTTTGCAATCCGATTTAAAGAAAGGGTGGAACAAAATCGCCTTTTCTTTAGATGGTATGACAAAAAATGCAGGCTTTGATTTCAATGCACCTATCTTAGCAATCCAGGTTCGTGTTGAACCCATCACCGATATGAAGGCAGAGGTTAGCTTCGACAGTATTTCAAGTGTTAAAGCCAACAGCGCTAATGTTTTGTTCACGATGGACGACGGTTGGATTTCACAATATGATGACCACTATCCCATCTTAAAGAGTCGCAACCTACGGGGGAATATCGGACTTATTAAAAACAAGTTGAGCGCGATCGGGTACATGACAAAAACGCAATTTACAGAGCTTTACAACTTGCATTGGGATATATTCAATCATACTGAAACACACCCAGACCTTTCGACATTAACCAAAGACCAGGTGAAAGCGGAATTAGGAAATTGTTACGATTGGTTGATTGCAAACGGGTTTGAACGTGCGGCGAAAATGACAGCTTACCCACAAGGTAAATATAGTGATGCTGTGCTTTCAGCGCTGGCAGAACTTGATTTTTCATGGGGTAGATCGTTAATTAATGGGATAGACCTAGAAAGTCAACATGATAATTATCTGGCTAAAGCGTTCAATCTAACGCCTAGCATCAGCGCCGATGTTGCGATTAAAGCAGTGAGTGAAGCTATCGCAATAGGCGGGACTATAACTTTCTTGACGCACAAGCTGATACCAGAGAGCGAAATTACAACGGATGCAATGTATTGGAGTAAAGAGCGATATACTGCCCTTGCTGATAAAGTAAAATCCGAAGTGGATGCTGGCAGAGTGATTGTGCCAACTGTTAGCGAATTAAGTAAATAAAATAAAGCCCTCCATCGTGGGGGCTATTTTGGAGGTACAACATGGCTAAAGTAACGAATATCAATAACAAGAATGTCATTCATATTGACTTAGAGGAGTCCTATCTCGATTTCAATCTTGATGGGACAGTATTTAAAGTTCCATTAGGTGATGAGGCGCGGTTAGAGATGGTTAAAGCAGGTGAGGAGTATCAAGCGGCGGCCGATGAGTTAGAAAAAATTAAAATAGACGATCCGGAGAATATGACTACGGATCAGTATATAGCGCTGTCTGAAAAAACAACAGAACTATTACGAATCGCGATTAATAAAACGTTGACGGATGAAAAGGCATACGACTATATCTATAACAAAACGAAAGATAGCATTCGCGTGGCAAAAGTCTATTACATGGTTCAAAGTGAAATCGAGGCATACTTTGGAGTGAATACAGCAGTAGATACAGATTATCGAAGCCAATACTTGCAAAAAGTCAGCGCGAAAAAGAAGAAGTGATATAGATGCTTAATTTAGCATATGCGCTAGACAATGAGGTGCAAATAGGCGAAGATACCTATTCTATTAACATGGCTTACGACAATATCTTGCTTTTTATTGAACTGTTGGGTGATAAAAGTGTTCCAGCCGACGAGAAACTAAAAATCGGGATTGAGATTTTGATTGGCGAACAACTAGAATACCCTATCGAAACTTTAGAGAAAATCTTTGCTGAATTGATAAAAATTGTTTTTGAAACAGAGGAACAAGAACCCGAGGAGGTAACGCTTGATCTGGCAGGGAATCCGTTGCCTGATAGTTTTCAAAAAAAGAAAAAAGAGAAAGTGCATTATAACCTCATAGAAGATGCACAGTACATTTTTTCTAGCTTCAAGCACTATTACGGGATTGATTTGTTTGAGGTTCAGGGTGAGCTAGATTGGCGGAAATTCAAAGCGTATTTGTCTGACCTTGGTAGTGATACCAAATTCAAAGAAGTTCTCGAAATACGCACGATGAAAATTCCAAAGGATGCGACGCAAGAGGAACGAGAAAATATCAATCAGTTGAAAGAGGCATACAGACTTAGTTCAGATAATAGCGATATTGAAAACGGCGCAATGGATTTGGCAGAAAGACAAGCTTTAATTAAAAAACAAATGGCAGAAGCGAAAGGAAAAGAGGTGGAATAATTGAGTGATGGACAAGTAGTTATTGAAATCAGTTTAGATCCTGATGATATCGATAAAGGCATGGCTAAGGTCGAAAAAGATTTTATCGCGAAAGGTAAGAGCATGAGCAAGACCTTTGACGAGGCTTACCGTGAAGCGACCAAAGCGGCGGCAAATAGTTTTTCGAAAATGAAAGATACAATGATCCGTTCTATGCAGGCAGTCACAAACGCTACTAAAAACGCAATCAAAACGACGATTAGTACTGTATTGCAATTGCCTTCACGAGTGCAATCGGCAGTTGGCGCGATGGTTAACTCACTGAAAAGTAGCCTGCAAAACTTTGCCAAATCAGGGGTTGCGAGCTTTAAAACGTTAGGTACAAACATAAAACAGATGGCAACTAACTTACGGAGTGGCTTCACTAGTGCCTTTAACTACGTTCAAACGAGTTCACAGCGTGCAATGTCCGTTGTGGCCAATACAATCAAAAACCTACCAGCAAGTGCCGAGAGCGCAGTGCTGAACCTGAAAAACTCGTTTATTAATGGTTTTGAGAACGTTAAAACAGCCAGTAAGAGCATGGCGACGCAATTAGTAACCTCATTCAAGAATATACCTAACATGGCTAAAACAGCCGCTACAACGGCAGGTAATGCGCTTAAAACTGGTTTAGTAGTTGCGTATAAAGCCGCGGTAATCGGTGTACATCAAGGGACACAACAAATCATCGCAGGAATACAAGGCATTCCAGGCGTAGCAAGAACCGTCGGATCGGCTACAAGTTCGGCATTGAAAACAGCATTTAGCGCTAGTGTTTCAGCGGCAAAAACAGCAGGGCAAGGGATTAAAACAGGTTTCCAAGTATCTCTAGCAAGCGTGAAAAGTGTTGCCGTTGCATCAATGAATGGTGCGAAGAATGCTATTTTGAGTGTTGGCCGAGGGACGAAAAGTGTAGGCGTTAGTATTAAAAATGGCTTTGTTTCAGCGTTTAATGGTATCAAGAATTCCGCTAAAAATGCTGGGGCATCAGTCAATGAAGCGTTTAAGAAATCGATGCAGGAGCCTGCGGAAGAAGCTAGGTTAAGCGTTGTTCGTTTAGCGGCGGCTTTCGGGTTAATTGTTGCTGCTAAAGGCGTTATAGGTAGCGCGATTAGTCGTGTAGATACGATTGATACAGCCTCTAAATCACTAACTGTTCTTACCGGCTCAGCCGATAAAGCTAAATTAGTAATGACAGATCTTGTTGCAGCTATCGATGGAACACCTATCGCACTGGATGCCGTGGCACTAGGTGCGAAGAAAATGGTCGCTGCAGGCATGGAAGCGGCGAACGTTAAGCCTGTTTTCACGGCTATTGCAGATGCGGCCTACGGTGTTGGTAATGGTTCCGAATCAATCGATCAAATGGTCGATGCTGTCTCTAGTCTACAAAGTGCTGGGGTGGCATATTCCGATGATATCAATAGGTTAGTAGATTCAGGAGTGCCAGCATGGCAGATTCTCGCCAACTCAACAGGTAAGAGCGTTGGGGACATGAAAAAATATGTCTCTGAGGGATCGCTTGAATCGAAACAAGCTATTGCAATGTTAGTTAAAGGGATTGAAGAAGGAACAACGGGAATCGCTGGTAATACAGCTAAAATGGCAGGCCTTGCGAAAACTGCTGGTAACACAATCTCTGGTTCGTTCGGAAATATGAGAACGGCAGCCGTTAAATCAATGGCAAACATCGTTGAAAACTTGAAAGACCCAATTATTGGAGTTTTAACAAGCCTACAGGGCGCTTTTAAGAAGTTGGCAGCATATACGGCTAGTCCAGAGTTTCAAAAGAAACTTACTGATTTTGTTGCTAAATTCAAAGAAATGTTACCGATTATTAAAGAGGTTGCTCCGACTGTATTAAAAGTCGCGGCGGCTTTTTTGGCATTGCAAGCCTTTTCTGGTGTTGTTGGTATGTTTGGCAAAATGATAGGTGTGTTTGCGCCTCTGAAAAAATCATTGTTGATGATCTCGCAAGGCTTCCTGGGTCTTGGCAAGTTCATAATGAACCCAGTTAAGGCAATTGTGCCACTTATAGCTAGGTTTAGAGGCTTATTGGCTGTTGCAACCCCTGTCGGGTTGATAATCACGGCTGTAACAACTGCCGCAATCGGAATGTTCCAGGCGTTTAAACAAAACACGGCAAATATAAAAGGCTTTATGTCTGGTGCATTTGAAGGTATCAAAAAATCATTTAGTGGTTTAGTTGATGTATTCAAGCAGATTGCCGCAACCTTGAAGCCAGTCACAAGTGGATTTGGTAGCTTACTTAAATACGTCGGTGTAGGGGCGTTTGTCGCGTTAACTGTTGTACTAGCGGGCTTGGTTGATATTCTTCGGATTCTAGCCTCGGTCGCTCTCGCTGGAATCAAAAGTCTACAAGGTTTATATTATGCCGCTAAAGCAGGTGTCCAAGCGTTATCAGGCAATTTTAAAGGCGCTAAAGAGAGCATGGTTCAAAGTGGAAAGGCATTTGCCGAGGCTGGCGCAACGATGAAAAGTGCATTTGATCCAGCGAATTCCGCAGTAGTTCAGACAGTCGGTTCCATGAAAGAATTAGGCAAAGAAACCGCTAAAGCGGCGGGGATTACATCAGACGCCATGCAAAAAAGCACAAAATCAGTACAAGAAAATGCTAAACAAACTGAAAAAGCCGTTTCAGACTCAAACAATCGCATTAATGTTTTATTACAAGGCGGCATCGATCAGTACGGTACAAAACATACAGCGCAAACAACGTCGTTCTTGAAGGCGGCGAAAGATTTATATACGAACTATCAAAAAGATGCTGAGACGGCGCAGAAAGATTATTCCGCGGCGATGACGAAGGCGGAAAGCGCAAGTGGTAATGAGCGGAAGAAGATAATCGAAACAGCCAATAAGAATCTAGCTGACACAACTAAGCTTGGCAATAATATGCTTATTTCGTTGAACCTGGATTATGGAAAAATGCTAAAAGAAAACAAATGGACGGATGGTCAAACGTTAACCGCACAGCAAAAGCAGTTCTTACAGCAACAAACAGCGGATATCCGAACCGAGTTGGCCAAACAAAACCAGATGTACGCAGAAGCCAATTTAATGCGAATTAAGAATGGGAAGTCGGTCACCCAAGAAGAACAGCAGTTGACGTTATCAATTATCAAGGATTCATATAATCAGCGCAAAACTGCTGTTACACAAGGCGAGCAAGAATTGGTGAACTTGGAAAAAGCGCAAAGAGCCGCTAAGACGCAAACAGAAAAAGACGCTTTAGGCATAAAAATACTCGATCAAAAATCTGCTAACGACCAATTGCTAACAAACTTGAAAAGCTGGACAGGTGAAATGAATATCGCTATGGCTAATGGTGGGAAATTGAACGCAGATACTTTCGCTAGCGGTCTAAGCATGATGGGTAAGGTATCGGATGAACAACTCAGCCTCTTATTCCAAAGTTTTGTTGTGACAAGCGGGTCAATCGAGAGTAATCTTGGGGCTTTAGCTGTAATCATGGAACAAAAAGGTGCAAAGGGTGCAGAAGGGTTTGTTGCCGCTCTTAAATCAGGCGATTATATCGCTGCAGGCATGAACATAAATAACGATGTTCTAGCATCGATAAATAAACTACCAGATGCGATGTTTGTTGATGGGACACTGGGTAAAACACAATTCTTAGCTGCTATAAAATCAGGTGATTATCAAGCGGCAGGCGCTTATTTAAGTGATGGTGTTAAAACTGGTGTTGATCCATTACCAGCATCTCTAAACCAAAAAGGCAAGAATAGCGGTCAAGCACACGCTGATGGCATAAAGAGCAAAAAAGAAGCAAATAAAAAATCCGCAGCTGAACTAGCGACTAGCGCTGAGTCCGGAGCCAAACCTATAATTCCTAAACTGAAAAATGTTGGTTCGGGAAGTGGCCAAGGTTTAGCGGATGGATTGGCTAATAAAAAATCGGACGCTTATAATGCTGGTTCTGCTGTTGGCCAAGGTGGTAAATCTGGTGCGCAAAGCGTTGGAGGGTGGGATAGTGTTGGTTCTAATATGGGAGCTGGTATATCCGCAGGCCTTCGTTCAGCAGCCGAATCAGTAGGAACGGCCGCTGCGAACGTTGTAAGAAACGCAATGGCAGCGGCTCAAAATGCCGGGCAAATTAAGTCGCCATCTAGGCTAATGCGCGATCAAGTCGGTAAGTATTTAGCTGAGGGTGTAGCGGTTGGTATGGATCGCGATAAAACAGTCGTTAAATCCGCTAAAAACATGGCTCTTTCTGCTGTTACAGCAACACAACAAGCATTAGATATTCATTCTCCTTCTCGTGTCATGCAGTCACTTGGTGAATTTGTGGGTCAAGGTCTGGCGAACGGGATCGCTGGCACACAAAAACAAGTAGCAAAAACGGGAACTACATTGGCGAAAAAACTATCAGATGCTATAAATGCAGGATTAACTACTAAAGCGGCTAAGAATAAGCAGATGAGTGCGACTGTGAAAACGCTGAATAAGCAACAAGCACAACTGAATGAACTAGTAGCTAAACGGTCGCAAACAACGAAGAAAATAAATACTCTGAATGCACAGTTGACGAAAGCACCAGCTAAGAAAAAATCAGGTTTTGCGAAACAAATCGAATCTGCTAAAAAACAAGTGCAAAGTTACAACAAGAGTATTAACAACCTGCAGGACAAAATCAGTACAACGAAATCAAAAATCGGCGACATCGGTTTAGATCGCAAATCAGCAATACAAGCAGCTAGTTTAAAATCGATTCAAAGCTTTGTTCGAAATGAAACGAATAAGTTAAACGCAATTGCAAAACAACGCGATACCGTCACGGCTAAACTGAAAGACGCGAACAAAAAATTAGCCGATCTAGTGAAAGATAGTCAAAAATATTCGCAAGACATCATGGAGAAAACGCTAGATTATGCTTCTATTACCAACGTGGCCAAAACTGGTGTGACTGGCGATAAAATCAAACAGGCTTTAACGGATCGTTACAACAATATTAAAGAATTCACTACTAATATAGCTAAGTTACGCAAGATGGGCGTTCACAACACAATCATTCAGGATATTGTCGAGGCTGGTGTCGATGGAGGCGCAACTTATGCAAAAGCGTTGGCCTTGACTGATAAAAAGACAATTAGTTCGATTAATGCGATGCAAAACAAAGTTGCGACTGCCAGCAAATCGCTGGGTAGTACCTCGGCGGATCAGATGTACAAGGCAGGTATCGACGCGGCGAAAGGCTTAGTAAAAGGATTAGATAGTCAGCAAAAAGCACTAGATGCGGCGGCTCGACGTGTTGCGAATACAATCACCAGCTCGGTTCGGAAGGCGCTAAAAATACACTCACCATCGCGGGTTATGCGGGATGATGTAGGGCGCTATATCCCGCAAGGTATTGCGGCGGGAATCGATGCGGATGCGCAATATGTGGAAAAAGCCATGAAAGACATCAAAATCGCAGGGGTTTCGTTGCCTAAAATCACAGCGGAGAGCGTGCTAGGATTGAAAACGACGAAGGCGCAGGCAAATACACCAATTCAGGTGAACTTGCCAAAATCAGAGCCACAGGCGGTATATAACGACGCGCAAGTGATTGCTCTTTTGAAACAACTTGTGGAAAAAGACCCAACGCTGGTTGTAAACGGAAAAGTATTAGCAGAAGTCGTCAATAACGAGGGTGGGAGTACTCAAAACTTACTAAATTTCATGGGAGGGATTAAATCTTGACTAAGTTTCATATGATTGTAGATGGTCAGATATTTGACCTCACAGAACTGTTTGATTTGAGGGTAGTGGAATTTAAGCGACAGGCTCCTCAAATCATCAATAACTACACGACAAGTCAAGGTGCAGACGGCGGAGAGGATGAAGGTAGTACATTTGATAAGTTCACTTATGCTATTACATGCAAATTCATCACAGAGGACTCCGTGGACTATCACTTAAAAGTAAACGAATTGTATCGCTTCATTTACCGCCGCGAATCATATTTTATTCATATTGACAGGGAATACGGGAAAATGTTTGAAGTTCACCCGTTGCCGGTTGATATTGAACGTATCGCAGAGGGCAGAGGAAACATTACTTTGCTTTTCGAAGTGTTTCGGGGTTATGGTAGGTCATTTACAACAACCTTAACCCCCCTTACTTTTGAAAGTGATACGTGGCAGTTTTCACAGGGCTTGGAGTTAGCAGATTATCAATACACGCATCAATCGAACCGGTTCAATATTTTCAATGCCTCTGATTTCCCAATAGATCCACGTGTTCATGATTTAGAAATAATTATCAAAGGTTCAAGTGAGGGTGAATTAAATTTCTATAATCGAACAAATGGGGATCGCTTTATTTATTATCCACCCATACGAACGATCGACACATTGACGCTTGAAAAAGGCGCTAAAATGAATGGTATTGCGTGTGGTCGAGATACAAATTTCGGTCTAATCAGGCTAGAGAAAGGGATAAATGAATTTGAGGTATTCGGCGCAAGTCAGCTGGATATCTCTTTTAATTTCCCATTTATCTATGAGTAGGTGGTTGATTTGGACATACAAGTAAGTGACTTTGATAAGCAATACAAAGAGAATGTGATAGGGTTCGAGAAGGATTCTTTTGTTGAAACCTGGACAGAAAATCAAGCTTGGCAAATTGATTTTATTATCAAAGAAAAGCCTGGTGAAAATGATGTATCTTTTCGCTTAATTGATTATGAAAGTTCGATTTTTTACGACGGCCAAGAATTTGTGATTAAGAAAATGACGTCTGCAGGTGCTGGGGCGAAGCATGTTAAATCAGTAACCGCCACACATGTTAGTTTCAATATGCAAGACCAATTCCGCTATGAGGTTTTAACGGGAAAACTAACTATTCAAGACTGCTTGAAACATATCTTCGGCGTGGATCAAAATAAAGTAAACGCTGCGGGTTTCTCTTGGGAGGTTATCGGCAGTTTTATTTCGATTGAGCAAGAGAACTTCGGGGCGAACGATTGGCTAAATTTGCTGTTAGAGGTTCAAAAGGATTATATGGCCACGATGATTCCGGATAATAAGCATCTTGTATTTCGCGTTAGTGACTACGGAGAAAAAACTGAGAATGAGATACGTTACCGCGAAAATACAAACGAAATTCAATTTGATATCGATACGTTTAATTTAAGAACGCAAATTCGCGGTTCAGGAAAGAAAGATGAAGATGGAAATGACTTATTCCCGCCAGTTACGTACACCAGTCCAGAGGCGGATAGGTGGGGTATTCGAGTTGCTGATCCCGTAGAAGATGAACGATATACAGACGCGGCCAGCTTGACGGCGAGGTTAAAAGACGACTTACAAGACAAGCCGGAGGTTTCTGGCTCTGTCGCATTAACCAAGTTTTACAACGTGAATAAATGTGATTATGTCATGATTATTTATGAACCATTAGGCATCAAAATAGATGTGAAAATTTGTGGTTTTAAAAAATATCCGTTTGTTATTAAAGCGCCGGAGATAACGATTTCAAATCGAAAGAAAGACATGCAATCAATTATCACTAACTTAGCAAGAAAAGTTATGAAAGGAGCGAGATAATATGCAATTAGAGAAATGGGAAGATGGCAAACTGGATAGCGACAAGCGAGACCGGTTTAATCGTAATGTAAACAAAATGAACGATGCCATGCTTGAAATGGCTCGAAATTTCGCTGCATTGGAGAAGAAATTTCACAACGTAGTTGTAGAAGCGTCTGGGGATGACAATTCAGAAGTAGTCGGAATGAGGACAAACTTTAACGGCACCTATTTTGATTCTGCAGACTTGCGTTTGACCGCAACAGAAAGAACAATTGCAAGCCAGTTAGCAGCACAAAATATTGAAATGGATGTATTGAGAGCCGACAACGAAGAAATGCGACAACTTATCTCAGCTCTATACGGTGCAACAGAGGGTAATTTAGAGATTTATGTAGATGCGGCAAAAGGGGATGATGTAGCAAATGACGGTAGTTTTGCTAAACCGTATAAGACGGTAACTAAAGCCGCATCACAGATTCCGCGAGCTATAAACGGTAATTCTGTCTATATTACACTTGCCCCAGGCTATTACGATGAAGATGTATACATTAAGAATAAGCAAATTTCTGCGATTTATCTTCGTGGATCAAATCACGAAACGGTAGATCCCGTAAATAAGCAAACTGGCGTATTTCTAAGGCATTTGAACATTCAAGATTGTACGGGCTACCTGTTTATCAAAGGGATTAATCAGCTTAATGCTGACAAAGTGCCGGAAGGAAAAGGAACATTCACGTTTACAAGGTGTTCTTATGCTAGTGTGGGATTTTGCCGATTCGACGATGCAAAAGCAAAAACAAATAGTGTTCCTGCAGTAGTTATTGACGCTGGTTCGAGAGGCGGGGCGCACAACAGTTATTTTGTAAATCAGTACGCGGCGCAAGTTGATCAATACACTTCTCATTCAAGTTTCCCATACACCAATACAGGCACTAATAATGCTTACGGGGTTATTGCGGATGGATCAATTATTCAAGTAAACGGAACTATGATGGTCACGACAACAGTTGCAGCTAATCAAAAAGTCGTAAGGAATGGGGGTATGATTTTCTGATGACTGAAAATAAAGTGTATAAGGATTTAGGAACAGGACTAGGAGTATCTAGTTCGCATCAAAATTCCATTGATTTAAGAGGTAGTTTTTCAACACAGGATATTCAAACAGCGCGCTTGGTATTCCTTATTGAAAAGGATAAGATGCCTTTTCCACTAAGTTCTCTAACAGCAAGTATTTACATGAAAGGAAATGACTTCGTTTTACAGGATACCTGCATTATCAATAAAGATTTAAGCGAAATAACCTATATTCTTGACGATGATACGATTAAGCATTTCGGATCAGTTCAAGCAGAGCTATATTTGAGATATAACCAAGGTCAATCGCTTTCTGTACACAAATTTCATTTCAAAATTGACCAGGCGCTTATAGATCAAGATTTAGATGTTATCTATCAGGTGTATATCCGAGACTTAGAAGATGTGAAGGCTGAATATATAGCGAACTTTGAAAACCTAGAAACGGAGTTAAGGCAGATGCTAGAAGGGCTACGAGCAGAAATTACAACTCTGGAAGGTGATTCAAGTGCGCTTGACGCAAAGTTAACGACGTTGGAACAAAAATTAATTGCGATGGATGCTATAAAAAAATCAGGAGATACAGCAACGGGGACAATAAATAATACGGCTGAATCGGCGTATACGGTTAGTTACGGATATTTGCGGCATTACATCGGAACGCAACCAGCGGGTACTACGATTAGAATGCAAATTGGAAGCTCAGCAACGAGTTGGGGTAAATATGTTGATATTGTAGTTGGAGGAACAGAAGTGGTTGGTGATAATGAGTTTTGCATTTTCCCTATTAGTCCGACAACTTCATATGCTATAGGAATTGCACCTGTAGGAACTCTATGGTCAAAATCAATAATAAACGGTGTTGAAAAACCAGCATCGAACACAACGAATATGAAAAGCGTTTTGGAAATTGGGAGGAGTAAGGACATTGGTTTTCTTAGAGTCAACGGATCAAACACTTTAACGGATGCAATTGTTACATCTAACGATGATTTTAACAACATCTTGGAATTTGGGCGAAATTATTACATTTCGACAAGTGCTAAAAATGCCCCTGTGACGGTTGGAACAGATACGGCAGGAACAGCAATAGCTTATGTGCGATCAACCAGTTCTATCGGGCAGGTTTATTATCATTATAACGGACGTATGTTCTATCGCTATCTACGCAACTCACCGTTAACACCTTACACAACTTCAAAAACAGACGCGAATGGCTGGGTAGAGTTTGAAACGGTCGCGGGTGCTCAAACAAAAGCAGACAAAGCGCTCACGGATGCAAAAACAGACGCTACAGCAAAAGCCAACACAACAGAAACGAACTCGAAAACATATACTGATTCATACTTTGCAAGTAAAACAATAGCCTCGAATCTCGCTATATATTTAAGTGACGCACAAAGCTACACATGGAATCATGCAAATATGAAGAAAGGGTTGTATATCGAAGTAGTACGGTATCAAGTTGGGACAGGGTCGCTCGATTATGGTAAATTTGAAATTTTTCTCGCGAAAGACTTCATTGATCGCAATTTAGGAAAAGCATGTTGGTTACCAATGCCGCAAAGCATCAACGGTGAAAAGAAAGCTGTTAAATTCACAGTAAGCGGGATTACTGGAACTATAACGGGTTATGCGAGTAATGCGGCAACCCCTGATTCTAGCTGGGCAGTTTCGAATTTAAGAATGGAGTGATAAAAATGGTTAAAGCATTTGTAAAAATTGGCGAGGATGGCTATGTAAACGAGTGGGTAGCGCCGCGAGAGGATGCCGGCTATATACTCATTGAATCGGATGAGTCACTAGTTACTAACATCGATTGCGTGAAAGTCGTTAACGGTGTTGCAACTCTTGATAAATCGAAGCAGGAAGAACTACAAGAAGATAATAAAGAAATGCTTGAACAGCTTGAAAAAGAAAAAGAAATGTATGAGGGAAGCGCCAATTAGGCGTATTTTTTATGGACTGAAAAAGTTAGGAAGTGGAGAGGATGAAAAAAGTAAAAGATAGCTATCTTAATTTCAAATTTAAGGTAGAAAGAAACAAGTTAAGCATTCCGCTTATCATCGCATTTCAAACATTTGCATACGGGATTTACATTATTTTTCATCCGCAATTTTTAGAGACGCAGGGGCAAATCGTTAATGTTGTAAGTTATTTAGATGCGCTCTGGATGGGCTTGTTTTTTATTGCTATTGCAATACTTTACGGGATAAGTTCTTTACGATTCTATTTGCATTTAAAAAGATTCTCGGCGGTGGTGATTTTCACCCTCTGGTCATTTTACTTTCTCTCGTTCTTAGTTCGAGATTTTAGCGGCTATCAAACATCAAGCTGGATTCTCGTTTTCGGGATGCTCTTACTCATTAATTTCGAACTGAGAACGGGGGAGTATAAGCGATGAACTGGGAAACGATACTAACGTTCGCGGGAGTAATTGCTACTGCGGCTTATGCATATAAAAGCACGGCTAAAACGTCAAATGTATCCATGGAATCTGTTTATGTTAAAGAAATGGTAAGTATTGTAGATGAGTACAAAGAACAGGCGGAAAAGTTAAAAAAAGAAGTTCATATTTTATCAGAAGAAGTTCATATATTGACAGAAGATAACAGGCTATTGAGAGAAGAAAATAGGCTATTGAGAGAAACCGAAAGGCGGTGATGAAGTGATAAAAATTAATTGGAAATTGCGTCTTAAAAACTGGCGTACATGGGTTTTATTTTGTGTTACAGGGATAACGATTATCTGGACAGCGGGTGGCTTTGAATTATCTGATTTAGATAGCTGGGACCTTTTGAGGAAGGCATTTATGGAGTTTTTGAGTAAACCGGCGGCGCTAATTGCAGTTTTTACAGCCTTGATTGCCACATACGTTGATCCAACAACTGCTAAGTTTAGTGACTCTAGCAGAGCCATGCAATATACAGAACCGAGAAAGGATGATAAATGATGTTTAGAATTGATGAAAAAATTGCCATTGTCGATGTAAACAAAGTAAAAGGTGATTCACAGTTGGATGTTGAGGCAAAGAAAATCTTAGAAGCTAATAAATATGAAGGTTACGTCACGAAAATATTCGAGGAAGACGGAAAACCACGAACAGCAGTGACGTTCTACACGCCTGATGACCGGCTAACTCAAGTATTCAATAAGGACGAAATTAAGAAAGTAGGCGAGTAAAATGGCGCAAGTAAATGGAATCGAATTTAAACAAAATCTAGTACCAGCCACTAAATACCCAATAAAATGTCCTAATCCTATGAAAGCTAAAAAGGTTACTGTTCATAACACATATAATGACGCGAAAGCAGAAAGTGAAGTTAGCTATGAAGTGACTAACCAGAATCAAGTTAGTTTTCACGTCGCGGTGGATGATTATGGTGCAGTCCAAGGTATTCCGTTCGATCGCAACGCTTGGCATTGTGGCGATGGCAGCAACGGCTTCGGAAACAGAAATACAATCGGTGTAGAAATTTGCTATTCAAAATCTGGAGGTTCAAAATACACAAAATCAGAGCAAAACGCAATCAAATATATTGCGGGATTATGCGTACAGCAAGGGATTGTCGCCTCGAAAGATACAATCAAAAAGCATCAAGATTGGTCGGGTAAATATTGCCCTCATCGCGTCTTAGATGATAAGCGGTGGGACTCGTTGCAAGGGGCTATCATCGCCGAATACGCGCGAATCACAAAGAAGCCTGCGCCAGCTGCAAAAGGCAAAAAGCGCGTGTGGGTGAAAGAGCCTAAGGGGTTAAATATTCGAACGGGCGGCAGTTGGGATACCAAGGTCGCTTTTAATTTGCCTTACACTTACACCGCGATTATTGATTACGACCAAACCAAAAATGGATTCGTTAAAATTATTTGGGGCGAAAAAGAAGGCTGGTTCTCTGCCGCGTTCGATGCGTACTGGTTTGATAAAGATCCGTGCATTGAATACGTGTGCCAGACGGGGCTAAATTTTAGAGCCGGACAAGATTGGAATACGAAAGTTGTGCAATCGCGCAAAAAAGGTGATACAGTCCGCGTGATTGGTCAAGTGAACAAATGGTACAAAGTTGTTTTATCTGGCGGTGTGGTTGGCTATATTCCAGTTAACAATCTATATCTAAAGAAAAAATAAAATGGATAAAAGGGAGTTTATACCAATGAAAAAAATCATAGTTATGTTCATGGCGGGATTGCTAGTATTTAGCATCCCGTCTATTGCTTTTGCACAGAAGGATATCGCAGTTGAGGGATTCGGGATTTATAACACTTCGATGGGATCAAATAAGAAGTTGTTGCGTAGCGTTCCAAAAGGGGCTATCGTTAATTATTTAGGAAGTGGCAAATTAACATATTTGAAGACAACAGGCTTCACGCTTCTAACGGAAAGGTTATGTCCAGTATCATCGGATGGTTGGTATGCTGCGGTTATGAAAAAAAGTATCAGAATACCAGGTGATTCAGGTTCTGCAAGCATGACAGTGAATGATATAGTACGTGTTAAGCCAACTGCCACTAAGAAAATATCTGGTGTAACTTACATCCGTTGCGCAATCTACAATGACGGCTGGTACTGGAACTATTGGGTTAAATCTTCCGATGTACTTCGGGTTGATAACTACGGTTTCGATAATATCGCACGGTTTACAACTTTATAA